CGACCATGATATTCGTGGCACCCAGCGTTTCCGGTATCTCGCCCTTCTCACCCTGGAACATCATGGGAAGAGAGGTTTCCATGTCAATGAACTTCAAGGCCAGTTCGATAATGTTCTGTAACTCGACCTGATTGTTGGTTAGCTGAAACTGTGCGAAAGCCTTACCTACGTCCTCAACCTCGCCCAATGCTCTCCATATCTTCTTGCCGGTTATTTCCCATATTCCATCATCAGGCGAAATTCCAGATCCCAAAACTATATTGGCACCCGCAGAATCTCCGGCATTATCCATCATGACTCGCCACGCAGCATTTAAGACTCTATACTGCCACAAGGCTATACGGGGAATACCCTGACCCCACGGGGAACCACTTACCTCTGTCCACTGGAAGAAGTCATACGGAAGCTCACCACTGTCTAGGGTATTCAACATGACCTTTACCGGCCTGTCGTTTATGAACACAACACAGGCAGATACGGATTCGGTCTTTGCATCCTCTACATCTATATCCAATGCCTCAAGGTCTTCGGTCTTTAGGTCGCCGTGATACTCCCACCGCTCGTATGACGAACCACGGCTTGCCAGGGATTGACTTATCTTGTGTTTTAATGAATCCTTCTCCTGCCCTACTGTTGTTCTCTTTGGGTCTTCTCCTAATACCTGTAAAAGCGTTTCCTCAATATAGCCGGGAACCCCTATCAGGCTCCGAACCTCACGGGGTAATATTTCGTCCCGTTCCCACATATACGCAGCCCGTGAAATATCTTCCTCACACTCCGGGTCTGGATACACGCACTCCGGGGCAACTCTCTTGGATGCAGGCTTAAAATCTTCACTCGTTTCCATTGCACGGGAGCCTTCCTTCTGCATCCACGATTTCTTCAACTGCTTAACAACAAGCGGCCCCTTTAGTATTCCAGTCCCCAATCTTACCGCATCTCGAACAACCTTCCGGCACTCTGAATTAAATGAACTCTCCGTAAGCTGGTCGTCAATCTCTGTCTCCATCTTCGCCATTTTATCTTTGGCGGTCTGGAGAAGGTCTTTTGCGATTTCCTTTACCTGAACGGGCTGGGTTCCTCTAGTTATCGGCTCTCCGTCCTGTGCTGCATCTCGCTCGTCCTTGAGGGCATCCGCTATCTCCGGGTTAGGAGTTACCTTCAACCCCCAGTTCCGATCATCCACCGGGAACTGTATGTCTGAGAATCGACCCTCCGCAGTCTCACACTTGCCACGAATGACGTTGATGATAACCTTTGACCTGCGCGGCCCCTCACCCTTGACGGAAGCAGCACCGGTGGCAGAGTCGATCATGCTGGACTTGTCTTCGCTATCAAGACCGTCAAACGTCTTTTTGTCTTCACTCCACCTGCGTTCAACGCCCGAAGCAGCCCTTGCCTCTACCGCCTCATTCCTTCTGTTTAGAAGCGACTCCGCAAGGGACTCAATCAGTATCATTCGTTCAGATGTATTCTCTTGTTCGTTTTCCACTATTTTTCCTCTTGCTCAGACTTCGGTGCGATATCAGGGAAAACCCGCTTAATACCCCCAGAGTGAGTTTTACATAGGGGACAATACCCCACACCGGTTGAACCTAGGGGGGGATGCGTCCCATCCATCCACACAACATCCTCCGAAAGTCCGTAATCGGGGTTACGTGGCTCGTCCCGCAAGTACCATCCTATCTGTGTCCCACACTCCCTATGAATAATCGGAACCATTAGTACCCTACAACGGAATCCATTACGCCATAGCCGGCATGATATTCCCTGGGCCGTTCCCGTGTAATCTTAGGAGTGTCGATTGAGGCATACACAACGGCATCTCCCTTGTCCGGCGACCTGCTTATCCGCTTCTTAATGTTATCCTTATCTTCAACGAGTATCCCGCCACTTGTCAGTGTCCACATTACAGCGCATAAATCAGCCTTCAACTCAGGGTCAGGGGGGAGGGCTATGTTATCCCCAGTAACGGGGTCAAGGCTCTCTCGAAACCTCCAATGAATAAGTGCTCTGCGATTGCGAAACTTCAACTTGCCGGTTGACTTGTCAAACTGCCCCTCAATACTGACCGTGTCATATCCAACAACAGGGTCTACCTGTAGTCCATTACTCTCTAGGTGGCCTACTGTCTCGCCGCCTATACCTAACGCATCAACATGAAGAACGGCCTTGTCCCTAACAACCGATACAACGAATCCTGCCGCCGCTGCGCCTGTCGGTGTCTCCGCTCCCGGTATCGTCTTGATCTCATCAAACCATGTACCGTGCCTTGGGGCCACAACCGTCTTGTCTGTCCCGCCACGGGCAACATCAATACCAGCCGAATCCATCACCCCACGCTTCCCCTGTGGTGTCCACCGAGCCATTGCCGCATCAACCCACGCAGTAGGGAATATCTGCCATGCGCTATCTGACATACCGGCCTTAAAATCACCGAGAAGCATCTGCGACCTTAACGGCTCTGGCAATGCCTGTAGGTTCGCCTCATACCCCGTACTCATCAAGAACGGATTGTCTGTAATGTTCGAGGGTATGAACGTCCTTGAAAGGGGCTGAACATTTCGCCCGTTAATCTGCATCGGGTTCCCGTTTGGACACTCAACGTCCTCACCCTTTATTGTCGTAAACCATCTCAACTCTCCCGGCTGTGCTGGGTTTGGGTGCTTATCATCAAGCCACGGCGACCAAAATCTAACGACCCACCTTCCCTCTACTGTAGTCGGAGGATTCCCGGCGCATACGACCCGTGTTCTCTGGTTCGGGTTAATAGTCCTTAACCACCCAATTAAGAACCGGAATTGAGATTCTAAAAAATGTGTTACCTCATCAAAGCAAATCAGGTCGTGAGGTCTACCCTGATATTTAACCTCATCACCGGGCGTATTACAGGAACCAAACTCTATCCTTCGCCCCGGCAGCTTTAGAATATCGTCCTGCCCGTTCCAACCCTTGCGACTTCCTAAGATTTCCTCCAACAGACGGGCCTGGATACCTACCAGTTGCGTGGTCTGCCGCCTGAAGATGATGGACTGCGCGTGTTTAGCAAGGGCCAACCCTAAAAGTAAATCAGTTTTCCCGCCACCAGCACTCCCACCATAATAGAGTATATCTGCCTCACTCCTGTATGCTGTGGTCTGAGGGCCAGCCAGGGGCACCCAAAGGGAGGCATCATTCAGTAACAAGGAATCCAGTTCTTGCGTTTCCTCGTCTGATAGGTACGGCATCAAAGCCGCTATCTCAGAAATCTGCTCCACTAGGCTTCCTTCTTACGGGTCTTGGCAAGTTCCAGTAGGTACAATAACCGGTTGCTCCGTTCCAGATCGCTTATCTCTATAGCCTTACCACCGGGGCCAGACAGTTCCGTTTCGGTTCTATCGCTCCATCCGTAGTTCTTGAGGGCGAATATATCCCCGCTTCGGCTGTTCTTTCTCAGTGACAATTCATACGAGTTCTCTATTCGTAGCTTTGCCGCCTTAACTATCTCCTTGTATCCCTCTCGCTTCTCGTAGTCCTGCACCAGTTGTTTGGAACCGACCATCATTGCCATACCCGTACCGGTGTATTGTTCTTCTGGGGTCTTCTCGAAATACGCATCTATGACAGCCTGTAACTCTTCCGGGGTTCCATACTTCAAAGGTTTTGCCATTATTCTAACTCCACGCCTAGGCTCCCATCAACTTCTTTCTTCTTTTATAATATTGGCCCTTTTTAGATACCAGGCTGTCAAACTTTTCCATTGCTTCCCGTGCTATTTCGTTATGACCGCATAGAACACCTGGGGTAATTTCTGCAATTTCGTCCAATGCCTGTAAAAGAATATATCCAAACATAACAAATCTGTGCTCCCACTCCTCCTGTTCGGTCTTCATAAGCTCTAACCGATCTAGCTGGTCGCCTATCTCCTTAAATCTTTTCCTCCAAAACATCCTATTCCCCCCTTTCTAACTCCATAAGCTACAACCACAATCCTTGTAGGGTCTGTTGTGTACCTTGCAAATATCTGTGAGGGCGTGCCTAGGAGTCAGGTCTTTTCCTTTCTCAAACACTTCCGTCAACTTGTCTCCCGGCGCACTCACCACGAACAACGGCTCACCTTCCTTCATTACGACAAACGGAAGATCCCGAATCTCAAAAAGCATGTCACGCCTGAATGCTGTGATAGTTACTTCTTTCATCGGTTCAGCCTTGCGTTCTCTATCTTAATCAATCCGTTCACAACCCGGATAAGCTCGTTTATCTTGTTCCACGCCTCTTCCTGCCACCTAAACCTTGGCTTCATCCCCACACAATCTCCGTTAGCCAGAACATCAGACTGCAAATAGCTATCTAGTACCTCAATCGGCTCTACCCCAATCGTAACCGGAGTTGCGGCTGAACTTGATGTGTTCTCCCCGTACGGCTTCATGTTCTCCCCGTACGGCTTCATGTATTCACTCATTCTCCCACCTCCACCCTCTCAATACATACCCCGTGGGGGAGCAGTATGGCTGACTAGACCCCGCCCTCCCTATCTTGTGGTCAATCGCTATTTTTCAACCCCCGAATCAAGTCCTCTTGTGTCTCGCTCCTGATTATCTTTTGCGTGATTTGCTATCGCCGCCATGTTCCATCGGTGAGCCTTTGTTGCCCCGATAACAGTATCCGCTTTGAACTTGGCATTAAATAGAGGCCATCCTTTATTCCTTCGTAGAAAACCAGCTTCCGACAAATCATAACCAGGCTTCCAGATATTATCTTGATGGATTGTTACGCTAAGAGGCTTTGTTACGCTAAGTCGCTCCTGACTGTCTTTTGTTACGCTAAGGCTTTCGGGAAGTGTTACGCTAACGATATCTGTTACGCTAACTCGACCAGCCTTGACCCTACAACCAGCACTACAATACTTCGATGTTTCCCTCTTCGCTTCGTATTCGATACCGCACAACTCACAAGATTTCTTCATATTTCCCCCATACATTCATATCAACCTACTCGATTTATCGCCTTACAGAGCATCCTGAGAAGCCTGATTTCCTTTTATGAGTCAAGATTCAATGCAATCGTCCGCATTAGCCATATCTCTCGCATCGTAGTCATTATAGTCAGTTACCACGAAGTCTCCATCATCTTCACACGACAATGAAAGGCCATGTTGTTTACAGACAGCTTCAAGATCATTCAGAAAAGCATCAATTCGTGGGTTCTCAACTTCCTCTTGCTCCTTCTCATTCCACCGCTTCATTTGTCTTCTCCCGTGGAGTTCGTGTTCTCGATCTAAATTATGCAGTTCTATTTCTATCCATCCTTGAGGTTCTTTCAGGTTCTCTCGCTCAAGAGTTTCTTTCATAACTTCTCTATCTCTTTAATACAGCCCAAAGGTATCGAGAAGCCACCTTGCACAACATCCTGCCCCCTGTAGTAACTCTGGCAGAGTATAAGCTGTGTTTGACTCTTCTCCAGGTAATGTCCTACTGTCTCAATATGCCCATCTCCCGAACTGTCAATCTCCTCGTCCCGATCCATCTTGCTTAGGCTTGCCTTGCTTTTTCATTGTCTCCCCTCTATTTTAAGTATGGGATCAGCAGCCTGTTTTAAGTTTGCCCTTGGAAACGGGTAGCTTGTTTTTTTTGTTGCTCGATCCCATGTTCATAAAGTCTTAT